TGAATAAGGCCCACTGGAACCCGCATCCGTAGTCGCGTTTTCAAAGATAAACCAAGCGGCAGTAGTATTAGGGGCAATCGTAATTGTACAATTTTGGCTTAATGAACCCGTAAATTTAATGACGCGGAACATGCCATCCTGAAGATTTTCCGTGCCACTTCCAGGAGAAGCTTCCCGTACCGTAAGGGTGGCTGTCGCTGCATCCGACAAGGCCACAGCCTTATATGCGGCAATCCGATCCAGAATATCAAAGTTAAAGTTAGTGGTATCGCCCCAAGTGCCGGTTTGATCCCCAGCAGCCATCTCTTCGATACCAAAATTAGTCGTATATGATGAAGCCATGTCTTTACCTTATGCCGCTATTTGAACCCAGTTAGCGTCTTGTGTCGTGTCAATCACACTCCATACATTTGGTGTTGCTACAAGTCCTTGTGCCTCAACCCCTGTAACAGCAAACGAAACACCCTTTCCAATATCCCCTATTGCTCCAGCCGCTTCAACACCCGTAACCCCAAAAATAAGCTCTGTGACTATAGATTCAGAGCCTAGCGCACCCGCCGCTTGAACTCCTGTAGCCGAAACAACTGCATTGGTTACTACCGTAACAGTGCCAATAGAATTGGCGATTTGTAGTCCGGTAACTTCCTCTGTTGTATCAACAACAACTGAAGCAGAACCTAAAGCTCCCGCAGCTTGAACCCCAGTAACCGCTAGTGGGGCTGGTTGGCTCCAAGGGCCGCTACTCCAGGTTTCTCGGCTCCAACCGTATAACAGGGCCACTTCGTTACTCTTACGCTATGCGAATAATCGCGTTGTTGGCATCATTCGCAGGGTACTGAATCGTAAAATCTCCAGCACTTGATGATTTATCTCCACCAAAGTCCAACACACAAACACTGGGATAGGCCGCATGGTTAACCGTTGCGCCCGTTCCCGCTGTATTCAGGGTTGAATTATAGATTACCGCGCACCTTGCGCCTGTAATCGTGGAAGTACTCCAAGTAGTATCCGCAAAATCCAGAAAAGCCGTTGGAACAGAGGAACTATTGTCGGAAAGACCTAAAGTAACACTACCTAAAGCCGCCCCTCCTGCTGAATAAGCAGTCCCGCTTACTTCATTTGTCGCCGTGTAACCTGTCAAATCCTCATTAGCATCGGTTCTACTTGAGGTAAACATTGCAATCTTAAAGGTGTCCGCCGAAATACCAGAAGACCCTGTCCTAGTATGATCCAGCCAAAAATGGATCCCCACCGTGATCTCTTTTTTGTAAGTACCGCACATGGCCTGATTAATAGCCATTTCACAATCTCCTTATTATTTCGGCCATGTCTTCATGTCCTTGCTTACGAAGTAACGCCCAAATAGTGGTACGTTCAGTTTGCGCCATCTGTTGTAGATAGTAAAGTATTACATTTCTGACATTATTTCTATAAACCATTGCTTGGTCGCGTATAGGTGGGGGAGCTTTTTCATTAATAACCATAATCTTGTTCATAGCCATATCAGCCATTGTTTCTGGACTATGCCCTCCATCATTTGAGGTAAATACCTTAACTGATCCCAAAGCTCCTTTACCATTTGCTTGTAACAATAGAATCTCCTACTTCACTGAACTGGACGCCTGATTCGATCATATCGATATTCATCTTGAGTTTGTTTGCCCTCTCCTAAATTCTTTAAAGTTTGAAGGGCTTCTATATAACGATCATTGTAAAGTTTCAATAAATCAGGTTCACCTTTCATAAATGTATATGCCTCCACCAATGAACCATATAACAAAGCTAAATCTGCATTAGTACCCAACCAACTGGTCCCATCTGAAGTTTCTGTAATAGAAGTAGGGCGAAAGAAATAATGTAACTCCATAGTTAAAGCATCATTTGGAGTTGGGGCTAGCAAAAAAGTAGTATCGTTCCAATCAGCATAATATCGGGGGACCCCCGTTATTGCGGGATTAGGGGTAAAATCTTGTAAAAAAGTTACTTGCTTATATAAGAGAAATTCATGAGCAGAATCAGTTATAACACTTAATGAATAAGGAGCCAAAAAATCACTAGGTTTAGATAAAAACTTTTGGGAACTAGTTGTGGACCCTTGCGAATTATTCCGAAACACATCTAGTTGACATTCTTTAAGAATTCGTTCTTCGGCATTAAGGATAAATCGAGCTAAATTATTTGTAAATGTAGTTTCAGTATTTTGTGAATAATCCTGAATTGCTGTTTTAAGTGTTGTGAATGTAAATGCCATCTTAAGGACTCACTGTTACAGGACCAGCTGAGGCAACTCCGCCACCACCTAGTGTATTACCAGTTGCAGCAGTTTCCCCTGAAACAGCAAAAGTATAAAAATCGGAGTCTACTTTTGTGATTGAGTAACCTGCCGCAAGTTCTATTGTGCTTGCTGTAAAGCCATCAAAATTAGACACACTTCGAAAACGAACGGTATCACCTGTGGCTCGACCATGTCCTGGGGACCTTACAGTAATAGTAGAAGAACCTGAATTTCCTGATTTAAAAGGATTATACTGCAATAAGACTTCAGCTAAAGGTTCCGTTCTATCCGAAGAAGCATTTCGTAGTGCCTCGGGATCAGAAATATTTCTAGGAATTTCTAATTGCGCAGATTTTGGCTCATATTCGGATACATCAACTCTTGCCCCTGTCCACTCAATTCGCATTCTTTTGTAAGGAAAAGCAGCACCACTTCTGTCTGAAATAAATAGAGCATATTTACCAGCAGCATATGCCATTAAAACACTCGCAAAGAAGTGGCCGTTGGGACAATTGTAAAGGCAACCTTTTCTCTATCCTCTAATGAAGCATTCATGAATTCTTCATCATAAATTTGTTTTAGCATCGGAGTGAGTTGGGGTTTCCGTTTTAATGACAAATAGTAAGCTAGCCCCGAAACCATACATGGTAAAAATCTAAAGGGTACATTAGCATCATTCGTTGAAGCGTCTATATCTTCTAAACGGATAAAACGGTAATAAACTAATTGATCAGTGGAATTTTCTGGGACAGGCCATATAGTGATAGTTGGGGTAATTTGTCTATTAACAAAATATCGAGTGGCCCTACCCTGAGTTGTTTTAGTAGGAACATGTAAATACTCAGCTCGACCCATACGCCCAATTTCTGTATCAGTGTCATCCCGACGGATAACTACAGATAAAACATCAATTGTTTTTTGTGCATCAATCAAGCTAGGGTCCGCTGAAATAGTGGTTATTGCAGCACTACTTGAACCCGTTATTGTTTCACTTGCGGTAAATGCACCACTAGGGATTGTTAAAGTCATTGTAGTGGCAGTTGGTTTTGTAATAATTTCCGCTGTTGTCCCACTAGTTGAACCTGTGATTGTCTCTCCTAGACTAAAGCTACCTGAAGCCACTACTGTTGCTGTTATAGTTCCTACAGGATAAGTGGCAACAGCCGAAGTACTGGAAAGTTGTGCTAAGTTCTGCACTACTTGTTCAACTTTCCAAAGATTAACCCCTTTATTTGCCCAATCTGCAAACATTAGATTAAGAGAACGTCGCGCTGTACGGGCATCGTATCCAGTTCGAAACTCTAACCCACATCGCTCAAAGGCTTCCTCTATGATATCCGAGGCATCAAGATTAAAATCTGTTGAACCTGAAGTTGCCATTATGTTATCTTTGTTTTAAAGCTGTTAAACTTATCACCTGTAATAGTGACTTTAGTCTTCTTAGGACTTACTGCCATATTTGCCTTTAAAGGGTGCGGGGCTATTGCATGTCCCCCATTACTATAATGTTTCACAGATCGTTGGAGTTTATCTCGTGTAGCCCGAACTGATTGCATTATCAATACTCTTTAATACATTCTAGGACCACAGTGTAATCATCACCAGCTGCATGCCCAATAGTAGTGAATCTGATATCCCCAGTAGGACTTGTAGCACTATTTACTAAACCCCCAAAAGAAGAAAAATCAAAACTACCTTGGTAATCTGTTGGTAGCACTAGTGCTAATACATCAGTACTAGCATCCCATAAAATGTTTAATTCAAGATTTGACGTACTAAAATGTACCTTATTGATACGAACTCCGGTGCAAGCCGTTCCATCTTGAAGGGCAGCTAACCCAGAAACATCTATCGCCATAACCGCAGATTGGCCCGTATCAACGTGCGTATACGAAAAAGATTTAACAAAGTTTCGGGGGCCATCCTCGATGACTTTTTCTACAAAAACATCAGCCATGAAAATCTCCTAAAGGGGGTGAAACTTCACCCCCTCGTTAATACTGTTTCAAGTAGCCTTATGCGTAAAGCCATAAGGTTTGCCACCCGCTGCTTTCCGAACGCTTTTAGCCACATCCCTGCGACCTTTTTCAGACATCTTTTTGCCAGATTCCTTGCCATGAAGCATGGACTCTCTTTCATCCTCACGAGCATCATATCCTTG